CCCAGATACATACCGATTTGGCATTGCGCCCAGTAGACAGGCTTGCTCTTCTGGCACCCTAAGTTCTTCAGCGCCTTAAAGTTCTTCTCGTTCATCGTCTTGAACTCTAAAGTGTGTGGCTTCTTGCTTTCGGCAAATCCTTCACCAACGCCGTCAAGGCTCAATGCAAAGTGACCTCCGCATCCCTCGAACCTAATCTGCTTGCCTGTGTCTGGATCGCGGTCCCAGACCGTAACGCCAACCGCACGAAGGTTTGCCACGATCCGATCCTCTTCGCGGTCGCCCGTCTCGAACAGACGCAACATACGTCCATCAAAAGTGGGCGACCAAGCATGTCGAAACTGATACCAGAGTGCGCGGCTACACTCATTTCCAATCTGTGACCCACCAAGATGCGGCCTGTGTTCGTTTTTTCGTTTGACCTTGTAATGGTCATAAACCGCATCAATGGTTTTGGTGTTGGAATATATATCAAGTTTCATGCGGTTCTCCGTTATGTGCTTTGTGCAAATATATCTCGCACCAAGTTTTTCATTTTCTTTGTGCGGAAAAACCCCAAATGCTCTGGGTGGCAAACCATGTATAATCTTGTGAACAAAGCAATGTAGTCGTTTCGTATTTTAAAATCATCGCCTATCGTCACAACCGTAGTCTCCCAGCGAACCCTGTTTACAATGAACCAACCACTTAAACGCTGGTGTCCATTCCTTAATGCTTCGCTGGTAAACCGCTCAAATAAACGAAAGAAATCTGGGTTCTTTTTATGCCAGATTAACCAATCTCGCCCCAGCTTGCTTTCCTTCATAATTTCATAAAAATCTTCTTCTGTGTGTGTTACTTCGTCAGTCATTTTTTCCTCCTAAAAATGTAAAATGGGGCGCATCACACGCCCCATCCTTTAATAGAATTACTTCTTCCAAGGTGGTGTGCTTGCTCCAGCAGATGCCGTGGCAGCTACTGGCGCAGACATCGCCGTTACGTTCCCAGAGGCCGCGTCATAGCCTTTGATCTCGTTAGACGCTCCGTATTCGCCCTGTGCAGGTTTAACCGCCAGCTTAATCATAAGAGGCTTGTCCATTAGCTCTTCGCTGTTCTGCGGGTTGTTTACCCCTACTGCGCGGCAGATACTTGAGAGGCTGCGCTGGGCAATCTCAATTGCAACTGGATTAGGGTTCTTTAAATTAAGACGCTCAAATACCCTGCGGCCCTGATAGTTACCTTCAATGATTTCCATATTAAGCTCAAGGTATGACCCCGTCTGAGCCTTGGTTGGCTTCTCTTCTGTGGCAGTAATCACAGCCTTGTACCAATCCGCTGGGAGTGGTTCGTAAGTTGCTGCTGGTTCAATTTCCAGCGCGTTAAATCCATTCAAGTCCATTTGAGTTTCTCCTACTCTGTTAAATATTTAGAAAAAGGGTTGCCGCCTTCAAAGGTGAAGGGCAGCGGTTCAGTGATGTTAAACCTATTTTTGGTAACTGAGGATGCTTGTGGGAAGCATATGATCTCACGTTCACCTGTGCTTATTGCGCGTTTCTTATCTCCATCGCTACCGCGCACAAAAGTCTTGAGCCTGATTAAACCTACGAGGTCGCAATTATCAGTAAAATGAGGCAGCGACTTCTTATGGATGCGAACCGTGTATCTCTGAAACGCATCCATGTCTGGTAGGTCCATAGTCTCAGTATCGGCGTGGCCAATAAAAACCACGTTCATATTTGATTGGTAAGCCAGTGACCCCGCAAATTCTCGCACCATGCGATGCCGTTCTGCGGCAGTTCCGTATCCCGCTCCATACCCGCCACCAGCTTGGTTAATGCTTTTGGCTTTAGGGTCAGCGGCTACTATCTCCGATTCGATCAGCGTAGCCAGCTGAGTTATCGAATCTATAACGAGAGTCTTAAAGTCGTGCTTCTCAGTTCCTAGAGCCTCTATGGCGTCCAGAACATCTTGGCTTGAAGTTGCCAGCGGAAATAAGCTGACGTTTTCGTTACCAGCCAAAGAGGCTGTTCCGTCTTCAGTTCTTATGAATACAGGATTAGGGAACATGGCAGCCAGAGTTGTTTTCCCCATTCCGCCCTCTCCAAATAAGGTGCAGATTATGGGTCTCTGCCCTTCTGGCTTCGACAGTGATTTTAAATTTATAGACATCTGTATTCCCTATTCTCCCATTTATCTTTGAATATGAGTGCGAACACTTCATCCAAAATTTCATCAATATTACGCATTATATAAACTCCAAATCTGGGTGGTCGCGCCACCATTTCAATTTACGTTCCAGACGTATTTGGTCTGGGCTTTGCTTAGTGCCGTTCATAAAGGTGACACCGTTAAACGCCTTAATAAGCATCTCAAGTTCGACATCATTAAGGGTCATAATAATGCCTCCACTTTAACGCCAATTTTACCCGGCTTAGTTTCAAAAGCCTTGGCAATCTTTGCCCACATCCGATGCTCTTTTTCAGCAAGGTAACGGCAACCAACTGAGTCAACCGTCAGTGCCATCTTAACTGGATGCATACTCTCAGGGATTTTGTCTTTTACCTTGTCCCAGATAATCGAATCAATCTTACGCGACACAGGCTGTGTCAGTGTAACTTTGTGATTTTCTAATTTGTGGGAAACTGAGCCTTCACCCTTGGCATCTAGTGCCTCTGTGATTTGCTCTTCTACCGCGTGGCGCTGTGCGGTAATCTTTTTTTCTTGCGCCTTTAGCTCCAGCCATTCGGAGGCTAACCCGTCAATATTGCTCATCGCAATCTCCTATATTTCTTTTTCACTCATTTTCTACAATTTGAGGTTTACAGAAACTTTTGCACTCTGTAAAGATATATTTACACATTTTAAAAAAAAGGACTCAAAATGCAGGAATTACTACCAATAGACGATATCCGCGCAGCGTTGCAGGACCGTCGACTAACAGTGGTCGCAGAGAAGTGTGGCCTCTCACATCCAACAGTAAAAGGAATCGCTACTGGCAATGAGCAGATCAGCTTAACCACTTGGAAAAAACTTAGCGAATATTTAAGCGAGGCCAAATGAGCTTCCCAATTGAAGACTACTGTTCGAAGTTAGGATGGTTCTTGGTTACGATACCCGCAGGCTCAAAAGGTCCGCAAAGATTTGGGTGGCAGCAACCAGAAAAAGCACTCTCTGATCCCGATGCAGCGCGTCTATATTACGAGAAAAATCCAACACATAATGTCGGATTATTACATGGCGCATCTGGAACTTGCGCGGTGGACATAGACCATGTCGAAAATACCAAACTAATATTTGAAGAACTGGGTATTAATTTCAGCGATCTAATGTCATCAGCGCCACAAATTATTGGACGCGAAAATCGTGGTAAGCTGATCTTTAAAGCGCCACCTGATTTAATTACGCACAAGATATCGTGGCCTACAGAAGAAGATGCTCGTCGAACTGAAGTTGTTTTTGAACTCCGCGCGGGTTCGGTTCAAGATGTTCTGCCGCCATCTATCCATCCAGACACTGGCCGTCCCTACGAGTGGGCAGGCAGATCAATCTTCGATGGCTTGCCAGAGCTACCGCCACAGCTATTAACCCTGTGGAACGAGTGGGACACCTTCAGACCTCAGATGGCAAGCATGTGTCCTTGGATAAAAAAGGAAGAATTTCAGCCGACCCGCAAGCCACGGCCAAAAGGTGACAGCACCTCAGTCATCGATGCCTTTAATGAAACGCACGACATGCACAGCCTACTGGTTCAGTATGGATACAAGCCAACGTCCCGAAACAGATACCTGTCTCCAAATAGCACGTCAGGTTTAGCCGGCGTAAAACTGTTTGATGATGGCAGGGCATACTCGCACCACGCATCTGACCCGTTTGATTCAGCCCACACCTTTGATGCCTTCGAGCTGTGGATGCAGTTTGAGCATATGGGCAACGTACAAAAAGCAGTCAAAGACGCAGCCCAGATGCTAAACGTCACCCAAGACCCAAACCACGAATATGATCGTGAGGCCATCGAACACGGAGCAAAAGTTGCCGCCAGCATATTGTCTGAGCCTAAATTGAATAAGGGGCCAGTGGATGCAGT